CTAATTTACTTTTCCGCCGACATTCGTCAGGGCTTTATCGTTGTATCCGTCATACATCAAATTTTGCGGGCTGGCACCGCCCATTGTCAAGACCTGCGGTGCGTCAGGAGTGTATGCGGTCTGCGTCGGTTTGGCGTTTTCGGCTGTTTGGGTTGTTTGGACTTTGTACGGATTGAACGGCAAACCGTCTTTGACGTAGTTCAGACAGGTTTGTTTGCCGATGTCTTTAATCTTTGTGCCTTGGTCGGTGTAGCAGGTGCAGCGGTTCTCTGCTTTGATACAGGCGGCAGGCCACGGCATGGCTTTGACAGCTTTATTCATTCCGTCGTATATCGGGGCGGTTTCTGGACGCTCTGCTATTCGTGGCTGATAGTCTTCTTCGCTCAAATGTGGTTTCTTTGGTTCTTCGGGTTTGGTTTCGGCTTTGGGATACTGTCCGTTTGATACAGGCTCACTTGCCGATACGGCTGACGTCTGTGTTTGTGCTTGGGCGGTTTGAGTCGTACTTGCCGTCTTCGCCTTTTCTCCTTCGCCTGAAAATTTGCCCCAAAATCCAGTAAACGACCAAACGCCATAACCGACGAGGCATAGGGCAAGCGGGAACAGCATTAAAAGTTTGCTTTTTTTCGTCCTGATTTTGGTGTGTACTTCAGCGGACTTGTACAGCCCGTACACGCTTTTATCAAGCCTGTACACGCTGATTAGGGCTTCCCTTATGTTTGCCCTGCTTTCAGGGTCTTTTGCGCCGCCTGTCGTCCATTCCATCTTACGACGCAGCCCTAGATTGGTCTTACCTAAATGCGTGTGATGTTCTATCAGGCCGCGCAGATGGACGTCTATCAGGCGGGGATGTTGGGTTATCAGAATGAAATCAAGTCCGCGGTGTCGATGTGTTTCGAGTTCGGCGACGTAGTCGGGCACTTTCGAGCCGCTGGGTCGCGGTCGGAATATGCGTTGACATTCGTCAACGACGATAATCGCGCCCGGCGGCGCCCACTTCGGCCATGTCTGAATGCTTTCCCCTTCGGGAATATCGAAGTAATTTATTTTGTCGTGGTCTAGGTCTTTGATTCCGTCCACGAATATTGGACGGTCTTTAAAGTCCTTGCGTTTGACAAGATTTGAAACCGCATACAATGTTTTTCCCGCACCGGGAACGCCTGTATATAGGTAAAGCATTTTTTATCCCTCGCTTTTGACGATAGTGGACAGTTTCTTGAAGCCCTTTATCGTGGCTATAAATGTAAATGCGCCAAATATCCAATTCAGCATGACGCCGAAACCCATGATATAGACGATTTGCAATGCGTCTTCAGGGAAACCGCCAATATGGTTTTGAACCTGTTGGATGAAATAGGATTGCAACTGGCGAAATCCCGCCACTGTTACGAAAGAAAGCCCTATGGCGGTTAATATTCTGCCCGCCACAGACATTAATACGGCTGTTATCAAACTGCCCCAGTTCATAGCTCCTCCAATGCGCCATAGACGAACCATGCACAGGTTAGAATGGTCATCATGATTAAAACGGGTCTCAATTTAGCGGCAAAGTCGCAAAGCGGCTGATAGCTGAATTCGACTTGCCCAAATGCGCCCAAATCCACGCTTTTCGGTTGCGGGCAAACGCCTTCTGTTTGGAAGACGTTTTCAGGGCTGAAACTCAAATCTATTGTGTTTTCAGGCAAAACGATGTCTTCATATGTTGTATCGCCACCCGACATACATTGCGCAGCATTCGGGTTTTGCTGACAAAAATCCTGCTTCTGATTCTCTTGGTTTTGATTTTGCTGCCCTGTCGGATTGTTCGGCTGATTCGGCGTATTAGGGTTATTCGGACTGTTCGGCGTCGTCGGTGCATTCGGACTATCAGGCGTTGTAGGTGTATTCGGACTATCGGGTGTTGTCGGTGTGTTCTGTCCTTTATTCGGTGTCGGTATGATTTCGCTGCGTGTCGGCGCGAGCGTGGAATTTGGTTTCAGATCAGGACGCGGAATAATAGACGTTGAAACCGAGCCGTCTGCGTTAAGCGTGAACCGTGTCTGTTGCGGTGTATTGCTGCCTTGCGGTGTGTAGGGAGCGGAATCGGCGGTCATGGGCGTGAATTGGTTTGATTCGGTAGACTTCTCGACTGCGTCGCCTATTTTTGCCAACTGATTCATCAATTCGGCATGGTTTGTCTGTTGATTGTTCAGCATACGGGACAGGATGTCTTTGATGTCTTGCTGATTCAACATCATTTCTTCTGGAGTTATATTTGACTGAGTAGTTTTTCTAATATTTTCAGGATTAGCCGGAAATTCCGAAATCATTAAACTCCTTTCTCTATACTTTTCAGCATCGGAAAATTTCAAATCAAATTTTGCTTTAAATCCATTCGAAAACGTATAAGTAAAATTCTGCCATCCCGGCTGAAGCGTATAATTAAAGGAATCAGACCGTCCCGACGGGGTAGGTGCTGAATAAGATTTCCAAACTACATTTTCAACATGTTTATCTGATTTAGATGAATCTTTCGATTTTTCCCAAGCGGATTCAGACCAACGAACTATAAACAGATGTTTGCCTGATTCAGATTTATTTTCCTTCGCCGCTTTTGCGGCTTGTTCCGCTGCCTTTGCTGCTTGCTCCGCTGCTTTTGCCGCTTGTTCTGCTGCTTTTTTGGCGGCAGCTGCTGCGATTGCTTCGCCTAGGTCTCCACCTTGTTCCTTCTGCATTTGCCATTGATAAAAACGGTCTGCAGCTTGTCTAAAATCTTGAGGGGACGGACTATCAATCAAACCTAATCTACGCCCCATATTTCCCAATGACTCTGCAAGTCCTCCAAACAAGTTATTCCCAAAAGTACCAGCCATTAAAACGCCACTTTCTACGGCACCTTTATAATCTCCTGATCTAATTCTCGCATCCATCAAATCAATATGTTTATCAACCGCATTCGCCAATGCACCACCTACCCAAACACCATTTATAGTATTTTGCAATTTAGACGAACTTACAGTCTGCGTCTGCGTCGTCCTGAACGTTCCCTTTTCGCCATAATTGCCCGTTGCGGTTACGGTCTTCGGTTGTGACCCCTTGATTGTATCGCCCGACTTGGTTACGGTCGGTCTGCCGTTGTTTTGGCTTTGCACTCGCCATACGCCTGTTTTCGGGTCGTAGCCCTTTTGTCTTAATGCTTGCTCGCTTGGAAAGCCCGCCCCCTGATGTTGCGCCGGCGGGGGAAGTCCTACTTCTGCACTTACAGGAGCAGCGAATAAAGCAGCAGACAGAGCAAGGCATAAGGCAGTATGCCGATGATGAACATTGCTTCGGGTATCATTCTTCATTACTCTTTTCTCTCGTTGACAATATGAATTTGTAGATTAGGTTGACGACAAATACCGTGGCGACGATTGAAACACACATCAGACCTATCTCTTTGCCCAGCTTCTGATATTCCATCGGGTCGCAATCGGGAAAGGTCAGTTTGACTTGCTGTTCGTTATATTGCCATGTAGAGCCGTTAAAAACGGGGTGATGCAGCACCCCGTCTTTGTCTATTGTCGGCACTACACGGGTCATCACGTCGTTTGTCGCCGCTTCGTGTGTGAAATGGCAGACACGGCCGACTTGATAACCCATTGCCATTAACCGCCTTTGCGTACTGCTTTGATAATCAGACCAACAACGACCATTGCAGCAGCAACACCGATTACAACCGCGCCAATAGACGAAACGCCTTCTTTTGCGCCTGACAATTCAGCTTTGGCGGCTGTAATCAAAGCGCTGTCTTCTGCCATTGCAGGCAAAGACATGATGGCAACGGAAGCACCGGCGACGGCGTATTGCAGTTTTTGTTTCAGGTTCATTTTGTTTTCCTTTACGAAATGTTGATAAATTTGGTTTTGCGGGCTTTATGAAAGGGTTTTTCAGACCGCCCGCCGAGTCTGAATCTTTCAGTTTTTTCAAATTTCAACCATGAAGCCGAAGACAATGAAATTCTGTCCGATTTCTTCCAATGCAGTTTCTATGGCTTCTTCACGTTCGTAGAAATACCCGGCTTCATTCACAAACGGCGTATGTCCCACATCACCCGTATCAGACGGGTATAGGAAGTCCCCCGTTTCCCGAGACTGAACTATATAAACATGGGAAATTGCCATTTCTTTTAACCTTTGGACTGTTGTTTGGCTTGGAAGCCGATGACTTTCAATTTTTGCGTTTTGCCTGTAGTAACGATTTCTACGTTTAGATTTGCTTCAATCGGGAATTGGGCACTTCTGAACTGCTCAAAGTTTGCAGATGTTCCGAAGTCGTATTCAGTGGTAGAGCTGCCCAGTGCGTTGCCTTGGGAGCTGTCTAAAGGTGTGGCGACAATCAGGCGGCAATAGTCGAAGCTCTTACCTTCGATTAGTCCGTTGAATTTTTTGACGCCTACGATTTGTCCTTGAAGTTGGATATTCATTTTTAATTTCCTTGTTTAAATACGCCGTATTCACAGGCCACGGCGTTTTGCCTTTTAAAATTAAAATGCCCAGTTCAAACCATGTAATTCACGCCATGCCCATTCTTCATCTTCACGACGCTGGATTTCTTCTTGCAACTTTTCCCGTTTTTCCACGCGCATTTCTATAATGCCCATATGCAAAAGCAGGTTTTCCGACGAAAGGTCTTCACGTTCATGTACGGCTGGGGCTTGGTTGTATTCGACAGCGTACACTTCAGGAGAAAGACGTTTCGGCAACTTGTCATGGTCGGGTTTCAGCATTGCCAGTATTTCGCTGTCTGTTTTTTCAGGGAAACGCGAAATAATGGCATTCAACATTCTGCCGACTTGGTTTTTTGCGCACTCAAGACCGCGCTCAAAAGTAAGCAGGAACGATTTTTTAACGGTTTCAATGCGTTCGGCTTTTTCTTGAAACTGCCTACAAATCGGATACGCTCCACCAAAGTATTCGCCCGGCACGGTCAGTACTTCAAAGGGAATCACAATATCTTTGGCTTTGAATTCGATTTCAAAGCGAGTCCAATTACTTGATTTATCGCCTAATTGCTTGCCTTTTTCATACACGCGCACGTATTTGGACGATTCACGAGAACCGACATAGTAGGTTTTGCCTTTAACCTGCTTAGATTCGTCTGCTTCTTCCCAATCGGTGCCAACCGATTCACCACACGGCATCATGTGATGATTCGTAAACAGACCCGACAAACGGTCTGCTTTTGCCTGCTCTGGCGAGTATTCGCCGTTGAAAAAATCTTTTGCTATATCGACACGGGTAATCTTCGGACGAATGGCCTTTTGAATAAATTCATACAAACGAACTTCCCAACCTGTAAGAGCAGCATTGCAACCCGTTGCAGTCAGTTCGAACAACATCGTATTGTTTTGACCGCCAAAGTGGACGCGTCCGTATTGAGCCGAATCCGTCCCCATCAACCAGCATTCTTTATAGAACCGCCCACCGCTGTGCTTGGCTTTTTCAACAATGCCAAAACCGAATATTTCGGTCATTGCCAAAGATGCGTAACGAATAAATTCGTCATTGCCGAAAAGCGGAGTTTTGGCATAAAGGCACAATGTGTCTTCATGAACGGAAAAACTGATTTGGTCTATAAAGGCGGAATTTGCGACACCACGACGCAAAGGGACTTCAATCAGACGGCCTTTTCCATCTGTAATGAATGTTGAATATTTTTCAAATTCCTCATGCTCGACCGACAAAGCCCCTGCGTTTTCTGCTCCCCCCCTGTTAGATAAGGGGGGCAACTGCGACGCGTCCGTCGTCAGTGCGTCCGCCGCGCGGAGCGCGTCGTCCGCTCTGCCGACCGACGCTTGCTTCATGTCTTGTTCCTTATCTTTCATGGCGGATTTCCTTAAACGACGGGCAATAAAAAAGCCCTGTTACTTTCAAAGTAAAAGGGCGTTAAGTATTGTTAGCCGTCCCTTTCGGGTGGCAATATATAAGGTCGTCTGAAAATTTTCAGACGACCT